AAAGACGCAGTGTCGTACATCCACGTCTTCATGGGCTTGGTCTACGCCATTCGATTCCAGGCCAAAGCGGCATCGAGCAAAACAGTCAAGCTCAAGATTTTGGGCAACGCCTACATGCAGGGCAAATAGCAGTGAATATCCTCCTGAAAGATACAGCCCTGGCGCCAACCGAGGCTGAAGAGCGAGCCCGCTGGGAGGCCAAGAGAATTGTGCCTACCGAGGACCCCGAGGTCCTCGACATCCTCGCACGGTGCTCGACGGATATTGCGTACTTCTGTAAGACCTTTATGCCGCAGACATTCCGCCGTAACTTCACCACTCAACATCTCGAAGTCCTCGCGCTGCTCGATGACGCTACGGTCCCTTTCCTGGCCATCTGCGGGTTCCGCGGATTCGGGAAGACCACCATCGGCGTCGGGAAACGGGTGCGCGACATCCTGTTTCGCAAGGTACGTTTCGTGGTCTATGTCGGAAAGACGCTCGAATACTCCTCGGGCATCACCGAGAACATCAAGGCGGAACTCATCACCAACCCGGACATCCGCGAGGTGTTCGGCGAACTCAAGGCGAAACCGTACAAGGGCACGAACCCCGCGTTCTCGAAGGCGTCTTACTTCCTCTCCGACCCGAAGGACAACGAACCGTTTGCCGTCGTGGTCCCCAAGGGCGTTCTTCAGCCGGTACGCGGCCTCCAGCAGTACCTGGGCCGCGGTCTGTACCGCCCCGATGACTTCGCTATCGACGACTTCGAGGGGAAAGAGGTCGATAACGAGGAGCTTCGTCAGGAGAACTGGCGCTGGCTGCTCGAAGACCTTATGCCCTGCCGCGACACCTACGAGGAACCAGACCCCAAGACGGGTAAGTGGATACCGGACGGGACCCCGAATTGGAATCCGCCGTGGCGGTTCACCTATCAGGACACGCTCAAACACGAAGACTCGGTCATGGCCCGGCTGCTCCAGTCCGGCGAGTGGATGACCAAACGCTTTGCGCTAGCCGAACGCCGCGTGGTCGATGGTCAGGCGAAGTATTACAGCCTCATTCCCGAGATCATGAGCCATGCCGCGGTGCAGGCCCTGGTCAGACGCTATCGCAAGGCCGGGCGGATGGACGGGTTCTACCGCGAGTTCATGTGCCAGGCGCTCTCCCCGGAGAACGCTTGCTGGACACAGGACTTGTTCAAGTATTACTCGGAGGGTCAGCTTAACCTCAACCGTGACCCGGATGTCGAACGCATCCTGATCGTTGACCCGGCGAAGACCGCGAACCAGCGAAGCGCGTATTCCGCGCACCTGGCTGTGGGCGCCGATTGCCGCAACGGGAAAATCTACTTCCGCGAATTGTCTAACGAACGCCTCGAACCCGAGGACATCCTGAACCGCACGTTCGAGATGGCGCTGCGCCTCAATACGCGGATCGTTGCGGTCGAGACTACTGGCGGGGACGACCTCATCAAACACCTGTTCCAGAACGAACGGGACCGGCGCGGCCTGGATGACATCGAGTTCGTCTGGCTCTCAGGTCACAGCATTCCCCAGGGCGATTACGGCACCGGCAAGGAAAAGCCCAAACGCGCCCGCGGCTCGATGATTCTCCCGTACTACCGGCTGGGCCAAATCTATCACGAAGAGCGCTTGCGCGACAGCGCCCTGGAAAACCAGGAACTGTCCTACCCCTCCTGCACGTTCTGGGATGCCATCGACTGCGCAGGTTACGTCCCCCAAGTCCTGGAAGAGGGCGGGCGCTATTTCCTCGCACAGGTCCAGAAGGGCGACGAGGGCTACGAAGAGTTTGAAGACGACGGTGTCGATTGGGAAGCGATGACCAGGGACATCGATGAACGGGCATGGGCGGTCAACTAATGAGAGACGTACTCGAACAAATCAGCGCGAAACGCCAGAAATTGGCGGTCCCGTGGGAAGAGGTGTCCGCTGACGAATATCCCCGCGGCCTGGACCTGCACCCCGAGAGCGAACACAGCAAATGGCTGGTGCAGCAACTCCTGGAGCGTGTGGACGCTTCCCACCGGTTCATGAACCAGTTCAAGCCGGACTGGAAGAACATCGATTGGAAGCTCAACGCTTACATGCCCCTCGACGCCAAGGACGAAATCATCAAGCAGCGCGACCCGCGGAAACCCGTCAACGTCGTCATCCCGCAGATGTTTGCCAGCCTGGAAATCTTCCTCACCTACATGGCGTCCGTGTTCCTGCAAGACCCCATATACAAGCTGACCGGCGTCGGGGACAAAGCAGACGTTGTCGCGACCCTGCTCCTCGAACGGCTTCTTACCCGGCAACACATCTGGTTCAAGGAAGCCCTCAAGCTCATGACGCTTTGGCGGGACGCATTCGCCTATGGCATTGGCGTGGCTCATCCCAAGTGGACGAAACACCGCGGACAGCGCACGTCCGAGATTGAACTCGACCTGCTCATGCTGGAACTGCTGGGCGACATTGCCGCAGGCGCCAACCCCGGAGACGTGCTCCGGTACGCATCACAGAACGAAGTCATCTTTGAAGGCAATGAACTGGTCAACATAGACCCCTACCGCCTGTTCCTCGACCCCAACACCAGCCCGAACGACATCCAGGAATCCGAGTTCATCGGGTGGATACGCCGCACCAACGCCATGAACATCCTGGCAATGGAGGGCGACGAAGAAGAACGGCGGTTCAATGGCAAGTTCGCCCGGATGGCCGCAAGCAGGGGACTGGGAACCAGCCGGTATTGGGACCACCAGGACGGGCGCCAGGCCCCGCGTGTCGGGGGAGAAACAGAGCTTGAGGGCGAGCTTACTTCCACAGTGGACGAAATCCACCTGTTCATCAAGCTCATCCCCGAAGAGTGGAAGCTGGGTCCTGAGAAGTACCCGCAGAAATGGTTCTTCACCATCGCGGGCGATTGCATCATTACCCAGGCACAGCCTCTGGAACTCGACCACAATATGTTCCCCGTGGCCGTCTGTGCTCCGAACACCAGCGGTCATGACTGCGTCCCGACCTCTCACCTGGAAACCGTGTACGGCATCAGCGAGGCCATTGACTGGTTCCTCAAATCCCATGTGGACAACGTTCGCAAGAGCCTCAACGACATCATTGTCGTGGACCCTGGCGCCGTTGAGTGGGAAGACATCAAGAAGCCCGGACCCGGCAAGATTGTCCGCCTCAAGCGTACCGCGTTCCGCAAGGGCGTCAATCTCGACACCTACATCAAGCAACTGAACGTGGTCGATGTTACCCGTGAACACCCCGCTCACATCGCCAATCTCATCGCCATGTCCCGCGACGTGCTCGGAACCAACGACATCACCATGGGCGATGCGTCCAATCTGCCCGAGCGGCCCGGCGCCCGCGGCGTGGAAATCGTCAACCAGAACAGCTTGGGCCGCCTGCAACTGTCTGCGCTCAAGATTGGCTGGCAGGCCATGGTTACCATCGCATACCAGGAAGGCTACAACACCTGCCAGTTCATGGACATGAAAACCATGGCGAGCGTCCTCGGGCGCCGCCCGAACTTCCTTCGCGCCGAACTGGGCCTCCCCTGGGATCAGGAGTTCGTCGAAGTATCCCCGACTGATTTGTCTCTCAACTGGCAGGTCGAGCCCCACAACGGCGCCATGCCCAACGCGGAAAACCCGCAAACCTGGACGACCATCCTCCAGACGCTTCTCGGAATCGAGGGCGTACCCCAGGACCTTCTGTCCCAGGTAGGCGGCGGCGTTCTTGGAATCTTCCTGCATTGGGCGCGGCTGAACGGCGCAGACATCGCGGAATTCCTCCAACAGGGCGGGGACCAGGCCATGCAGTTCCAGGTGGCCCCTGATCAGCAGGTCCAGCAGATGGCCCAGGAGGGCTCCATAGCTCCCATGGGTGAACAGATGGAGTTCCCGGCATGAAGACAGACGTGCTGCTCCAGATTGCCGCTATCGAGCGGCCACGCATCCCCATCGACGAATGGAAGGAATTCTTCGAGAGCCAGTGCTGGCTTGCGGTCAAGAAGGCCGTGGCTGAAAGCATCGACGCGCTCATCGCCGAACTGCTTGACCCGAGCAAAGACGCCCTGGTCAGCGAACTCCGCGGAAACATCAACGGACTTCGGCTCTTCTTCGGGCTTCAGCACGAACTGCTTTCCAGCGCGGAGTCGGACGACGAGCACAAAACCAATGAAGACGACATCGAAGAGCTTCGGTCGCTGTTCGAGCGGCTTGAAGGAAAGGAGGAGCAATGCCTGAAGTAACAACGGAAAACGCCCCGGACCTGTTGTCCGAATTCGGGGAAGCTACGACTCCAGGGCTGTTCGCGGCCCTGGAATCCCCGGACCCGCCGCCCAAGACAGACACCGAGCCCAAGGACCTTACCGAGGAGGCTGTCGAGAGTCCCGGAATCGAGGAGCCAGAGGCCGAGACTGTCGAGAGCCCCCTCGAAGAGCCCGCCGAAGAGGCGCCCGCCGAAGAGGCGCCGGGCGAACCCCAGGACGGTGCGTACGACGAGCTCGTGGCGCGTCTCATCGAGGCTGAGGCCACCGCGGAAAACGCGGAAGCGGTGCTCGCAAACCGCGAACATCCCACCATCGACCCGGACTCGGTCGCGTTGGACATCACGGATGAAGAATTCGAGCAGATGATGACCAACAAGGACGCTGCGATAGCGATCCTCAAACGGTCTACGGCCACCACGGTCAATCATGTGCTCGCGAACCTCGCGCCCATCATCCATCAGCAAGTTGGTGAACGCATCGTGAACTACGAACTGCTCCGCCAGTTCTTCGCCGAGTACCCCATCTTCCAGCGCAACCCCAAAGCGGCTGAGGCCGCAATCATGAAAGTGAAGCGGGCCCATCCAGAAGCAGAAGGCGGGCAAGTGGTGGACCTGGTGCGCAAGGAAGTCGAAGAACGGTTCAAGCAGTACAAGGAAATCGAAAAGAGCGTGGGGCGCGGCAAGAAAGTAGACATCCGGCCCAGAGGTTCTCGTTTCGCTCCCGGCACCAATGCGCGGGGGAAAGTCACGCCACAGAAACCACCCGATCCCCGCGCGGCTGCGCAAAAAGAGCTTGAGCGTGCTCTGAACACCAAGAAGAACACGCTCCTTGATGACTTCGAGGAAATGTAACCGAAAGGAGGTGAATTGCATGGGTACTCCGAACGTTGACCGGTACGCAGCCGACAAGCTGCGCAAGAGCGACCAGAGCGTGTTGCGCGTAACCGCAGCTATCACGCTCAACCCCGGAGATGAGAACGTCGTGGCAGTCGTGCCCCTTGCCAAGGCCAATGCGTACGACATTCTCTTGCCCCCGGTCGGTTCATGTCCAGGCGCTAAGTTCTGGATCAAGGCCGAGCGGGCTGCGGGCGTGTACGTCGATGGCGAGGTTGTCGTCAAGGGACAAGACAAATCCATCACAGGAAGCGTCTTCACCGCGGATGGCCTGACGGCCAACAACGACCACCTCTACATCATCAACGTCGCGGGGCAGCTATGGCATGCCCTCGTCGATGTAACGACCTAACCCCAACTTCTCTGAAAGGAGGTGAATACCGTGGCAAAGGGGTTTTTCGGAATCCTTCGTAGAAAAGGATTCACCGTGGACCGGGGACCTACGCCGGACTTCAACCAGCGCGTCCCTACCGTTCGCAACACCAGTCTCGCGTACTACCTGTGCGGCGGGACGATTCCGGTTACGGAGTTTCGCGTCCACGATGCCCTCGGGTCGCTTCTTCCCGCTGCTGGCGCGAATGACGACCTTGGGCTTGCCTCGGGGACGTTCGGCACATCGGCGCCGTACTTGTCCACAGGCGACGTGAAGGCCGCGGGCTGCACCATGTACGCCCGCGTTCTGTGGCCCGTTATCGGACATCCGAATATCCAAACAGCAAAACTCCGCGTCAATGCCGGGATGGTCACGACTGTCTCGGACGGCGTATCGACGCTAGACGTGGAGGTCTTCCGCCAGGCGGCCCCTACCGTGGACATCTGCGAGACCGCAGCCCAGAGCATCAAGTCTCTGACTGCGGCGGACAAGGATTTCACGTTGAAAGTGTCCGACTTGGCGAACGGGGATGTCTTGGACATCCGCCTCAAAGTTGCCGTGGTCGATGCGGCGACGGCAACCGCCGTCATCGCGACCATTAACAAGGTTCAGCTTCTGCTGACCTAGAAAGGAGGATGCAAGATGGACCTTGAAACCATCTTGCGCGGATTCATCGCCACCTCCGACCGGGATAGCAAACTGCATCCCGAGGAGTGGCGGTCAAAAGTCTACAAGATTTTGCCGGTCGGCGATGCGCCGATGACGGCACTCTTGCAGGCTATCGGGTCGGAACCGACCCCATCGCGGCACATGCACTGGTTTGAGCAGCAGTACCCTGAACAGCGCGGCTCGATTACGGACGTGTACACGGACGTGGCGCTTTCCAGCGCCTATGCGAGCGGCGGTGTTGATGGCACTGCTCTCTACCTCAAAATGACCGCGAACGATGCCAAACAGATTGTGGCGGGCAACACGCTGACGATCTTCGCGCCGAACACACCGGGCGCCCTGCTCAACGCCGATGTCCGCAACGTCAGCATTGGCACCGATGCCACAACCTGGGTGCTCATCCAGCTTCTTGAAGCGGATACCAACAGCATCCTGGCGGACTCTACCTTGACGTGGGCGATCACGGGCGATGCCCGCGCGGAAGGGAGTTCGCTCCCCGACCCGACTGGCCGCGATCCGGTCGAGTTGACGAACCAGACGCAGATTTTCATGGAGGCCGTCTCCTGGACTGGAACTGAAAAGAAGGAGAAGCAGCGCATCGACGGCAGCTTCGCCCAGCAGCAGCTTTGGTCCGGGTTCAACCGGTTCCGCCTGAAAATCGAGCGGGCGATCCTGTTCGGGAAGTACAAAGTACGGACCGAGAACGGAAAGCCCAAACGGTTCACGCGCGGCGTTCGTTCGGCCATTGCCGAGAACGAGCCTGGTCGCATCTACAACTACCAGACCGACACCGACTTTGCCGGACAGGACTGGCTGGTCGGGGGCTGGGAGTGGTTCTGCGACAAGATTCTCCTGGAGACTTCCGAAACCTCTTCGGGGCGGAAGAAGCTCTTCTGCGGGGATCAGTTCGCGCTCGCGCTCGAACACCTCGTTGAGGACCGCGGTCTCGCGATTCTCGAACCGCGTCAGACCTCGTTCGGCTTCCGGTACAAGACCCTTCGGGGCCTGACGACCGAAGTCGATGTGGTCATTCACCCGGACTTCCGCCGCAACACGGCGTTGAAGCGCTCCGGGCTCCTGACCGAGATGAAGCTGTTGCGGCTCCGCCCGATGGTGGATCGCGACATCACCTTCGTCCCGGCCTCTGCCCTGGAAGCCGGTGGTTGGAATTGGGTGGACGGTGACAAAGAAGGCTGGTACGCCGAACTTGGGCTGGAGTACGACAACCTCGCCGCGATGGCCTGGATCGATGGTGCGGGCCTTCTGAACACCGCGTCTTAATCGGGAGATTCCAGCTCCTCGAAGTCTCCTGATTGCCTGGCTGGGGAGGGGGGCGCCCCCCTCCCGTG